CGGGAGCCATTCCACTAAGCAAATCTACCACATCAGCCGCCAACAGATCAAGGTCTTTTCCTGGTTCGTTACTCATACTTAGTCCTCCTTTTCGTTTGTCTGATTAGACGTTTCTTTAGACGCATTCCTAATATCCTCAAGAATCTCTTCTGGCATATCAAGCATTTCCCTGATCTGGAAAGCAGCTCCTCTGGCAAACTCCGCCGAAGTCTTACTTCGCCCTCCAATACTGTAAGGTCCATCACTAACCTCCAGCATAGTACGAATGTCCATTAGGGCTTGCTTCATAGAATCCCTTATATACTGCCAGACCTTGTTGCTGAACAGGTCTTGGAAGTCATGTTCGCTGAGAAGCATATAGTCAGCGAGATCAACTTCTAAATCCTCATCTACCTTCAATTTTTGACTCAAGCTGCACCTCCGATAGGAATGATATTACCAGCCGCAGCCTGATCCTGAACCGCTTGGTCAGGCATCACCTGTGGCTGAACCTGCCCCTGTCGAATGAATTCATGAACGTTCTTCGCACCAAGCATTCTTGCTATATGCATGAAGATACGTGGGACATCGTAAGTTCCAATCAACTCTTGTTGAGCAGTAATCATTCCATACAACTGAACCCAATCTTTAGCTGTGGAACTGTCAGGAATGGTTCCATCCTTCATCACCACATCGAAGCCAACCAACAGATCCATGGGATTTACTGGATAACGGTTAACTCCTGGAGGCAGGTTGAATTCTGTCCGCAGCCGAGCTTCCCACTCACCTACCACCTTAACATAGAGTTCCTCACTCATCAACTGCTGAGTGTGGCTAGCAAGCATATACCCCAGGTCTTGCATTCCCTGAAGGCTACATATTCTGCCATCTTTCATAAGACGGCTCAAGGCTCCCTGCCGCGTGTCAGAGGCCTCAGTAGCACTCACCCTCTCACCAGAACGTCTCTGGACACCCTGTAAGGCGTCCACCGTGCCTGTCATGCGATTAATGAAATCAATCAGGAGGGGAGCTTCTGACAGATGCTGCGCAGTTATGTCTGTTACCTTGAGCTGCTGAACAGCATTGTCTATACCTCTTCCCCATGCACTCCTACGTAGTCTTACTAGCCAGCCTCCATCGTTGTCCTTGAGATCCTTCATGTTAACCAGCTTTGGATCAACAATCAGGACGTCATTTATAGCCTTACGTACGTTCTTGATATGACTAGTATACAGAAAGTCTAGCACTTCTTGTAGTCCACTTACCACCTCAAGTTTGCTGACAGGCGCCGTACTATAACCGTCAGCACTAGGACTAATAACTCCCACAGGGAACATACAGTGATCCAAGTTCTCCGGGGCAGCTGCCAGTACCACACAATCTCCACCAATTTCAAAGTACCACTTTTCAGGATAAGGACTAGAGCCAAGACCCATATCCCTAGGGATAATGTTAATATACATATAAACCACGTCAGCTGGTACACTTGTAGTGGTATAGTCGATTCCGGTTGTAGTACCAAAGCGTGCCTCCCTTCCGCTCGTATCCAGTCGATCCACTAGACTGCTTCTAGCATCTACATGCTGGAGATATTGAGCATTGAAGTGAGTATCTGAGTTTTGCTCCTCACTGAGTAAAGTCATGACATTCGTTCTACGTACCCAACCTACAAAGGCTCCCGCCTGTGGATTATCAATAGGAGCACCAGGATCCGGAAGGTAACAATAGGGATCGATATTCATAAGCTCATTCCCCTCATAAAGTAGAGCAGGAACTCGCTTCTTCATATTTCCTACTTTCCTCCATCCCTGAAATAGCTGAGAGAAAAATCCTTGCTCTTCTTCTACTCTACGATAGCCCGTCTTGCGTATCCAACGAGGATGGCTAGCTCCAAAGCCATAAGTATAGGCATCCCTCGCTTGATAGTATAGAGATAAGCCCATCTTAGCCATTTGTGTCTGATAAGCGATTGCAAGTTCCATAAGTATAGAACCAACTTCATCCTCAGGCCCTCGCCCCTCATATCTAAAGATAGGGTTATCTAAGTAAGCAGTAACCCAGTAAGCAAGCAGAGTCTCGAGAGTTGCATAGGATTGAGGCACTATAACACGAACCGGCCTTCGGCTGTCATAGTCCTTTACCGCCTTCTCCTTATCATCCAGTGCTACATATGCAGTAAGATTCTTATCTATGGCCTTCCAAGTCTTATGCCTTGTGCTCATGTGGCTATAAGAATCAAGCACCCTCTGATTGACCATAGATATGATCCTGTTGTGAGTCTCACTTCCAGGCTTCAGGTTGATCCCCTTAGGGTACCTATAGCCATAATTGGCTTCGGAAAGATTCTTACTCTTAATCTGCAGTATGTTATTTGATCTACCTGTTGGATCGTATACGAGAGGCATCTATTTGCTCCCACTCATAAATGAATTTTTGATGACAGTTGACTATCCAGCTATTAGCCCATGAGATTCCAAAGCATGTAAGATAGAGATTACAGTACCTCTTATATTATTAACAATGTTAGCTAAAGCCTCTACATCTGTTACTTTAGCAGAATTAGCCTGTAGTAATGCAGGTGACAGAGAAGTATCAGCTTGGGGAGGTCTAGGTATCTTCCCCTGCTGCTGACCAATTACTCTATTCGGTCCTACCCAATAACCAGCCTCAGACCACATACCTCCATAGATTACAGGAACTCTAGCTGGATCAGGGTTTGTACCTACGAACATTGCCCTCGCACCAATTTGGTAAACATCCATCCAGCTATTCTTATTCACATAAGGAATTCCACAGAACGTTCCACAAAGTGCAATCCATCTACCTCCATTTCCCTGTACCACATAAGGAGGAGTAACAGCAGAAGCAGATACATCCCAGAAGTATAAAGTGGCTTGATCTATAGCATTATTCGCTGTCTGATAGACAAGCAGTAAGGCTCCGGAATTTTCCATACTTAACGAAGCAAGCTCAGCTACTGGATTGGATATATTAGCTACTTGTATAGCTCTGAGGGCTCCTGCAATTACATTTCCAACTTGAGCCTTGGTTATTAAGTCATTATCCCCCGGATCATCCGTGCTAGTACTTTGTATCCTTCCATTGGTCTTGAAGGCACAGACATTGCTACCATCATCATGCTTGTCGCTATCATCATAGAGATATGGCCCTTGACTTCCCACATAGTATTGCTTCTCACTCATTAGCATCTCCTCCAACCATCAAGTGGCCTTTCGCTATACTTTTCAAGCTCTTCATAAACTTCTTCTTCCTCATAATCATCCATCTCATCCTCAGCTTCCATTCTTCGAAGCTCTTCTTCTTCTCCCTGATTAGGCTCGTCTGCTGTATAGAAGAAACGACCACCGACATCGAGCATAGGAACGATGTATGCGAACGCGTCCATAATATCAAATCGCTTACTTCTTGGGTAGCTAAGTAGTTGAGCTTCGAGTCCTGAGCAACAGCTCTTGTTGTGGTACACTTGACCTTGTCGGTAGAAGGGAACCAGAGCTGCAATTCTTTCCTCCTTTTTGCCTCGTGCATGGAGCTCTACAAGTTCAAAGTTAAGCTTCTTAGCTAACATAGCATTCTTCAAGGGATATGAGATGAACTCATTCAATGAGGTTACTTCGTAACCAAGCACCTGTGCGCCTAATGCTGTACCCATATTGAAGGCCCGCTCGTAAATCTGATCGGGTAACAACTTATCTGCCACACAGTCGCGAAAGTAAATACTACGTTTCATAGGATTTACACCCACTCCCACGATCGCGGTCTCGGCACTATCCGGATTTAAGGTCTTAGCAGGGTCACATAGCACCACACTTTCCACTTCCCGACTCCGCCTGATATCCCCTTCCTCGTAGTACTTGAAGTATTCCTTCCTAAACTTAGCACTTTCCGTCGAGATTGGAAGATTTCGGTACTCTCTATAGAGAGTATCCAGCTGATTGGACTTCCTGAAGCCCTCAATCAGGAGACGAATTGCACTGTCGTCCATGAACTCAGGCCAATTACTTCGATCATTATCGTCAAAGAGCTCCAACCTGATTGCATGCCAGTTAGGGTCTTCCAGCAAATTACTCAAAAGGCTATCTTCATGTAGTACCGTACCTACTACTATGACTCTCCACTTACTATGTGCTCTCTGAACTGCATTCAGTACATCTGCGAAGAACCAATCTTTCATCTTCTTACGTTGTTCCTCACTTCGTACACTCTCAGCATCCTCTAAGTCGTCACACATAAGCAAGTCTGGACGCTCATTGCCATGTAGCATACCACGAATTTGCTGTCCCGCACCCCGTGGGATAACCCTTATACCGCCTCGTGTAGTCCACATCTCCTTACTCCAGTTGCTACTCTTCTGGGGCCCGAAGATGGCATTAATCATACTGTTACCCACAAGCTCATTCTTCAAGTTTTCCGAATGCATCTCGGCTTGCGTATTCGTACAGGAGATAGGAAAGATAAACTTCGAATCTCCAAACAGTATTCTTTTGGAGGCAAAGCCCAGCTGTAGACAGCTCGTCTTACCAAATCCCCGGTTGGCGGCTATAACGAGTTTTTGGATTCTGTCATCCTCCAACGCTTCGAATACTTTCTTATGCATCCACGAGAAAGGGATGTTAAAGCGTTCGGGGAAGAGGAATCGGCAATGGAACTCCATGCTACCATAGCACTGTTCCATATACTGACTCAGCTGAGCTTTGCTAACTCCATCTATCATCTAGACACTTGCCTCCGCTCTACACCGTTCCATTTCTCTTCGCGATCCAACAGGGCATCTGCTCCTTCGTCAGGCTGAATCGCTTCGAGACAATGATCTTTGTCAATCTTATCAAGTCCCCAAATGAGGAACCTAGACAAGACTCGCCACGTAGGAAGCTTACCATTGTATTTCTTTTGCAGCTTACCTAAGCGAGAACTCACAAACTCTTGAGCATCCCCTCCTGCGAGAGCGTTACACAAGCAGTCTATAGCCATTGCGTTGTTGAGGATATACTTGAAAGCAACCCTCTTGACAGTTTTCAGGTTCATAAAAATCACCTCGTCAACTTTAAAGAAGAGCAAACCACCTACCAAATTGGCCACTATGGTAGCCTCTAGCACATTACATCCAAAGTTGAGCATCTCTGCCACACAGAAGCATAGAACGGGAGTGCTAAGTTGCCACCTAAGCAGGTAGGAAATCAGTCTCACTTCATTTCCTCCCGCAACTCTTTCATACGGATGCCCAGTTGTTCGATCTCCTTCAATGCCACAGCTACGTTGGTAGTCATATTGGTAATAGTTTCCGTATGCTTCTTAAAAAGCTCATCTCCCTCTTCCAGCCTGGCAAGTAAATTTTCGATGACAGTTCCCAGCTTTGTAACTTTTTCCACCACCCCTAAATGGTCCGGGCAGGTGATCTGTTCCACCTTGGCATTCTTCTTATCAGCCCAAACGAAGTAGCCAATAATAATCGCAGTGGTTAGATACGGTCCAAAGGTCTGATTTAGGGCTTTGATCAGGCCTATTACAGCATTCCAGTCAACTATCCCTATAGTTGTCGGATCAGCAGGTGGCATTTCCCTCCTCCGTTCGATTAACCTACATTTCTCACAAAGAGCCTGAATATGCCCCAATAGAGTCCTTCGGGCACATTACTATTATAGACAAAACATTTGACTGTGTAAGTGCCGACTGTGAGAGAAGAGGCCCCTAACTTCAGGATCAAATACCCATCAGCTCCCCTACTTGCCCAATCAAAGTAGGAAGGCGATGTACTAGAATCCAACGTCGTAACCGCCCCACTATCCTCGTTTTCGCATTTCAATACGACGCGGGTTGTACTCTGAATCGCTTCAGGCTGACCGTCAGCTATCATGAGTAAATCTATGCTATTTCCCCTAGTCAGAAACACAGTCTCTTCAATCACTTTAGGTCTCCTTATGTAGGATCGCCCACTTCACAGTCAAAAGTCTGGATTGTTACCTTTCCACCTGAGCTCACGGCTTGAGACACACAGGTAGTCACCAGCAAAAGTTTCGTATTGCTGACGTCCACTATAGCAATATGAGTAGCTGTACCAGCCACATCTACATCAATGTTTGCCTGTTCGGCCACAGCCAGCTTACGCCCACTCACATCCCCATCTCCGATTGTGTAGTCACCATTCCCGGCACCCTTCGTTAGCGTAACGTCTGCTAACTCATAGGTCGTGACGGCTTGGGTGTAAGTCGTAGGCTCCGCGGAGCACACACACAGCTTGTCGCCATTGTTAGCGATGTAGTTTAGCATCGCATCAAAAGTATCATTGTGTAAACTCTTACCCATCTGAGTTACCTCCTTATCCTAGTTCGATGGAGTATTTCTTCGTACCACTCTTAATTGCCGTATCAGCTTCCCTCCCGAAGGACGGAAAATCGACTTCATCCAAGTAAATATAACACCTTAAATCTTCAGGATAGATTCCCCAAAATGCACTAGCTCTCGGAACTTCGATTACTATACCACATCCCAGATCATTCACCACCAGCGAGGGGATAAAGTTAACGATTACCTGGTCAAGCCTAGTCGCAACATCCAAACTTCTACTAATAATTAAATCAATAGGGATGGGAGTTGCCCTTTCGATCGCCACAGCACAAGCCAAATCGGCAGGATCGATAGCATTCAGACCTACATCTATGGCCTCGTCCAGTCCAACTGCCAGTAGCATTCCACCGTTGCGAGGCGTGAGTATCCATATTAACCCGGAGAGGGTTTGCTGATCGAGCAAGACCGCATTGGTTAGGTCAGCAGATTGTAGAAGCCAGAGCAAATCTGTGAAGCTTACCTCATCTATCCCCAGACTGCAAGCTAAGTCCTCAGGTTCCACACTATCGGAGTAGATAACTGTGATTTCATCTAGGTTAACTACACAGATAGCATCTCTTACTATAATCTGCCGAATCTCGATGATGCTAGCTGTATCTAACAGGAGACGTACTCGCATATTATCTACAGCCAGTACATTCCCCAGCCACTCAGCTCCAGAATCGTCACTCCATTCACCTGAAGTCCACTCAGTTGCCACAGCTTACCTCAAAGTTCTGATATAGTGAGGGTAGTAGCTACATCAGACAGATAGTTATCAGTCTTCACCTCTAACTCACTCTTATGATGGTTGTAGTAAGTCCTGACAGCATCCTTTATTGCAGTCTCTTTACCTGCCTTTGCCTTCTCCATTTCGGCTAAAGGTACTGAGACTTCCCTTTCCAGCCCATTAGGAAACTGAACCAGCACATTAACGTATATATCTATTTTTCTAGATGAGACAACTTTTACATCCATTTACTGCCTCCATTACTTCTGGACTACAAGGTAAACCTTATAGTTATTAATTGCTGCTTCCTCAGAACAGGCCCTAATTGCCACCCTAGCATTTGCTGCTATCTTCTTCTTCTCTAGAGGGATGAAAATAGGAACGCTACCACCCCCGGTTATAGCTAC